TGACGTAAGTGAGAGGGTCGAAGCGAAGTTCTTCGCATTGTTTCTGACAGTATCGAGGAAACGTCCCTCATCCGATCCATTGATGACATAGAAATCTGCTCCAAGTTCATTACAAAGTGCTTTTGCTATAGTGGTCTTACCGACACCAGCAGGACCAGCAAGGAGGAGATTTGGAATCTCACCCCGTTGTACAAACTCTAGAAAGGTATTTTTGATACCTTGATCGAGGATGCAATCTTCAATTTTATTGGGTCGATACTTCTCAACCCAAAGGAATTCATCACGAATCATTTTTTATCAAAGTAAAAGAACCATCTTGGTTGTCAATCCATTCTAACACATCCCCCTCAACCCATCCAGTAACTTCTAGAAGATCATCAGGGAGTGTGAGAACACCATCTTTGTCTACTCTAAGAGTCCACTCCATTATGATGCATATTCAGAATCAGGTTCCAGTGCAATGTAATACTTGAGATCAAGCTCAGTATTAGTAAACTTTGAAAGACCCTGCTTTGAAATTTCTACTTTGTATGTGCCAGGAATGATACGGATATTCTCAACCTTGAAGTTGAAAGTAAACTCATTCTCAGTGTCACCTACAGGAATAGAATATTCATTGGAGGTGTCATTCTTTTTATCACGTACCTTCAGGTAGATCTTGTCAGACTCACCAACGACAGACAGATCGGGAAGTTGATATACAGCAGATGCTTTCAGCAGTTTAGAAAGTTCAGAAGAATCAACTTTGAATGAGACCTCAGTAGAAGGCAGACTGAGTGCTCGATCAGGTGGTTGTACGATAACTGCAGGATCGGAGAAGAAATACTTCACCCGACTAGAAGAACCATCTTTGATGTAAACGAAAGAATCGTTGGTGAAATCAAGAACAGGATTGTCATGCAGAGTCAGACCAACAAGGAACTGACTGAGATCGTAGATACCAAAGTCTTTAGGAAAGTCCTCAGGCACAGTTGCCTCAGCGAGGATGTTCTTCATCAGACTGATTGTACGCAGTTTATCTCCACTCTTGATGAAGATAGACTGATTGATAGACGAGAAGTTTTTAAGGACAGAGAGTGTTTTCTCAGAAAGTTTCATAGGTTCCCTTAGTTTCATTATGAAGACCAGCAAAATGGTAGAGGAGGACGCAGTAGTGGATTGCCTTTAGGATATCCATCTTAGACTTGCCACCCTTCTTACCAAAGCGAGACAAGTATTTGATTGCATTAGAGCGGCAGAATGGTTCTGCATCACCGATGCTCTCGATAAGATCCAGTGTCTGAGTTTTAGAGTCTGGAGAAGTATAGTGCTGACGATATGTTCCTGAGAGATACTCTCGGATATCTTTCATAGTCAGATCTTCTTGGTACTTCCAGAATCCGTTGTTAGCAAGCGGGTCAAGATTAAGTTCAATTTCGTTGATGTTTTCGTCCATGTTCAATTCATCGTGTAAGAGTGCCCAAGCATTAGTCATAGTATCAGATATCCTCCTTGATGTCAACATCAGCGTCAACCTTATCATACAGTTCCATGAAAGACTGTTTGGTATCCTCATCGAAACGGTTGAGGCAGATCTGAATTGCCTTCACCTTGTCACCGAAGATGCTGTAGGCACGGATAATGTGAACCAGGCGACGGGTAGAGATAACCTCATCAACACCACCATCATAGAAAGTCTTACGGATAATGTCTGCCCAATCACAGAGGTGCAGCATGAACTTGTTATCGGAGACGCCAAGAGTCTCAGCAACCTTCATAAGAATCTTAGATTCAATAGAGGCAGTAGGATACTCCTGCTCAAAGGTGACACAGAAACGCTCAAGGAATGCTTCGTTCAGAACGTTGGTGCCAATGAAGCGACCATCATCGCTGCCCTTGCCCTTGGTGTTGGCAGTAGCAATCACATTGAATCCAGCAGCAGGTTGCACATACTTACCAATCTTCTTCAGGAAGACACCCTTGCCCTCAAGAATAGATTGCAGGCACAGGATCTTGTTAGAAGCAAGGTCAACTTCATCTAGAAGCAGCACAGCTCCCCGTTCCAGAGCTTCGATGACTGGTCCATTGTGCCAAACAGTGTTGCCATCAACAAGACGAAAGCCACCAATAAGATCATCCTCGTCGGTTTCAATGGTGATGTTTACGCGAATCAACTCCCTATTTAGTTGAGCGCATGCCTGTTCGATACCAAAGGTCTTGCCGTTACCAGACAGACCAGTGATAAAAGTCGGATAGAAGATGCGAGACTGAATAATCTTCTTCACATCTTTGAAGTTACCGAACTGTACAAAGGTATCGTCTTTGACAGGGATCAAACTTTGCTTCTCAGAAAGTGCAGGAGTTACAGAAATGCTTTGTTCCAGTTCCTGAATAGTCAGATCCCACTTGCCACGACCAACCTTGAACTGCTCAAGGTGACGAGTGACAGTGGGATAAGAAACATTATTCATAGCACAATAACCTTTGATGTCACCAGTAGAAACGCTGGTGCCATAAAGGTCACGGATGGTGCTGATCAGTTGTTCGTTAGACTGGCGAGGCATGGTCCCTTGTGTTGTATGCATATATTATACACGGAACCAGCACCCAGGAAACAGACTATGGACAGTTATAGAACTGGCACACTACACTGTATATAGGGCGCTAAGGGGATTTGCCTGAGCAATTCTCTCTAGTGCTTTCCCGTGGTACTCAGAATCAATCTCAGTACCAATATAAGATCGTCCACAATTCATGGCAGCAACTGCTGTGCTTGCGCTACCCATAAAACAATCCAGCACCAGATCATCAGGATTAGTGTACGCCCTAATGATACGCTCAAGGATGTCCAAGTTTTTGGTAGTTGGATGCCAACCCACAAAGTCTTTAGAAGTCGTGTGGTTATTCTTTTCCCAAATGCAAGTGGGTATAGTGCCTTCAGTATGTTCCTTTCCAGTGCGTAAGTTCTTCTTAACCTTGCGTTCGACTCGAATATCCTTATCGTTGAATAGGAAATCTTTGCCTTTGGACCAGCACCATGCATACTCATGTTTTCTAGCGAAGTTTTTCTTGGAACGTCCACCCCAGTTGTATGACCAGATAATCTCATTCTGTGGGGTGAGAACAGGATTGTGATCGGTTGTTCGTAGTTTATATAAGAGGAATGTTTCTGTCTTCAAAGTTCCCCAAACAATTAACATTCTGTTGGGTTTGAGGACACGAATACATTCTTCTGTCCATTTGTCACACCACTCAAGGTATTCTATTTCACTACCCCATTGAGAATCCCACCCTTTACCACCATCAAAACCAATAAAATACGGTGGATCTGTAAGGACAAGATCCACCGAATCATCTGGCAGCGACTTTAGAAACTCAATACAATCAATAGTATCAATAGTGTTTTTGTTCATGCAACCAGATCGATAAAGTCAGAAAGGATTTTTTTGTTGAGTGCTTTACTTTGCAGAGATTTCTTGAATGCTTTACGAATCTGTGCTTTCGTAGCATCTTCCTCCACTTCGAATTCTACATCATTATTGAGACTTTGGCAAGCCATGGCAAAGAAAGCATCGAAAGGAGTACCTTTGATTGTGGCACTGCGATCTTTCTTCCACTGCGCCCGCACTTTCTCAGCATCTTTAGTAATCCAGATGTTAGAGAACCGTGCCCACTCACCACGATCGACCAGACGAATACCAATCAAATTAATATTGGGGTGAGACTTTTTGAAGTTGTCAAGCAGGATGGTCAACTGTTTGAACCAGTGTCCCAGTTGCTTTGTTTCTCCAGTCTTACGGCACCGCAGATAAGTATTGTATCCAACATGTGATGCACCAATACCAAACCTTTCAGACTCACATGTGGTTCGAATGGGTGCAGTGTCACCATCCGTCAGTATGATCACATTAGTTTTTTGGATAGCATTGCGCTTCTGGAAGTTAGGAACAATAGTATGCAGAGCAACTACAGCATCACACAGAGGAGTGCCACTGAGACCAAGGTTAGGAGGATATGGGAAGTCAACATAGTGACGAATGGCATAGGAGAGTCGGAACAAATTGCGAATACTCTCATCGATCTCAGTGTTCTTTGCCTTGCTGCTCACCAGATTGAGCATACGGAAACGGGGATCAAGGAACAATTCATTTTGCTTGAACTTTGTCAGGTGTTGTACATAGACATCAAGATCACCATCATCATTAGTATCTACCCAGTTGTTAGTGAATGCATAAACTTCGAACGGAATGCTGACTTTACGGCAGAAGACAATCAGGTTGATAAGTTGCTTGACAGTATCCTGAAGTACATTATTCATAGAACCAGACCAGTCCAGAACAAATACCAGACCATGATTCTTACCCTCAGGAATGATGTTCAGCTTCTTGAAGACATCATCATTGTACTTGTAAGTATGAAGTTTGCTGGTGTCAAGAACACCAGTTCGAGCAACAGTAGAACGAGAGTATGCATCTGCTGCCTTGCGACACTCAAACTCTTTCACCAGATAGTTTACCTCTTTAGCAGAGTCTTTCATAAACTTCTTCAGAGCAGTGTCAACATAAGTAAAGGCTTCTTCTTCACACACTGACCAAAAGTCTTTGATTGTATTACGAAGATACTCGTTAGAGACGACAAGATCACTCTCTTTCATGTTGGGATAATCAACATACTGGTTCTCACCAAAATGCATATTGTCATCACGATTCAGTTCTTCAACTTTTTCTGAGAACAGTTCATCAGTGACAACACTCTCATCCCAATCAGTAGAACCACCAGAACCACCCGATTGCTGCACAGATTCTTCGTCATCGGTTTCTTCACTTTCACCATCATTCTGATCTTCAGATTCTCCCTGAGGACCTTCACCACTAGCAGAACCAGGAACTTGAGGTGCATCAGTTTTCTGATCAAGTTTCTGTTGTTGCTCTACTTTTGCTTTAGCAAGTTCATACATTGCATGTGCTGCAGCAATGGCATCATCAAAAGTCTCTGATGCCTCAACCATATCAACAACTTCTTTTTCACTATCAGTAAAGTCAATGTCAATAAACTTACCGATCTTGAAATGCAGGTTCACACGATCAGCAAAAGACATCTTATTAATGTCAGTGCCATCCAGCTCAAAGAAATCAGTTTCAGCAAGATACTCATACCCATGCAAGAAAGTTTTGTAGAGACCATTGAAGCGGCGCTTCATCAGTTTCTCAATCCGAGCATCTTCTGTAATGTTGAGATAGTCCCTAGGGATCTTCAGATCCCAATCTTTATCTGG